ACCACCGTTTATCTGTACACATTTATTTTCAATATTTCTGTGAATAACCTTATTTACGTACTTCTTGACACCAACAGAAACAGAAGACTTTTTTCGTCCAACACGGGCACGAGCTCGTCGGACGTAGGGTACACGCCTTTTGTTTTTTCTTAAACCAGTCTTTTTTAAAAACATAATTATAATATTCCTAAAGAAAAAAAATTTTACAAATAAAATAATTATAAAAATAAATATGCGTCAAACTATAGGAAAATAAAATATTGAACAATGTTATAATGGAAAAAAAAATAGGCAAAAATAGGCAGGTGGGGGAAGAAGGTAATACTGTAGCTTCTTCCCAACCCACCAGAAAAACTTTCTATACATTTACCCTGTATTGGAAAACAGAATTAGATATAATTGAATTAAATAGGCAATTAGAAAGTATATGTAAGAAATTTATGTACGGCAAAGAAATATGTCCCATAACAAAAAGAAATCATCTTCAAGGATTCATGCACTTGAAAAAAGCTAAGAGAATTACAGAAATAAAATTAGTTTGTAATCCACACCTTGAAGCGTGTCAAGGAAACGAAGAACAAAACATAAAATACTGCTCTAAAGATGGAAATATTTACAAGTGGGGATTTCCAAAACCTTTAAAATTAATTACACCTAATAAGGATTGGCAAATTAAAATTCTAGATATAATAAAAAATGAACCCGATGACCGTAAGGTTTATTGGTTTTGGTCTGAAAATGGAGGAGTCGGCAAAAGCCAATTTTGTAAATATCTATTAGCAACAAAAAAATGCGTTTTTATTGATGAAGGAAAAAAAGCTGACATAATGTATAGCATAATGGAAGCAGATATGGACTTTAGCAACATAGTTTTGTTTGACATTCCAAGAGATAATGGGAACAAAGTTTCCTATAAAAGTATTGAAAGTATTAAAAATGGAGTAGTATATTCTCCTAAGTACGAAAGTAAGCACAAGTTGTTTAATTCACCACACGTAATATGCTTTGCGAATAAAACACCAGAGTTTGAAGCAATGTCAAACGATAGATGGATTGTGGAAGAAATATTTTAATACTATTTTTAATACCATATTTTAACTAATTTAATATCATTATAAGATTAGTTAAAAAAGACAACATAAAATGGTCGTAGCCTTTCGCCGGTGAGAATCACCTGACGACACGCTCTGGCGTGCCGTCGCGAAACGCAACAACATTTTTGAGTGACCTTGCTATTTTTAACCGCCTCATAGCCGGCGAGGCCTAGGTAATAAATATATTAATATTTTTAATATATCTATCATAATTTAAGCATCTTCATATTGAAAATCAATCCAAAATTCAATATTAGCTTGAAGAGTCGTAGCGCCGAATGTACCACCGGATGAAGCGACGGCTTGTTGCATAAAAAACAAATTTTTAGAAAGACCAGTAGGTTCGCTATCGTTGAACACTATATGTTTTGGAATAAACTTAGTTATATCCAAACGTTTAACAACATTTAATTTAAAATCATTATTAGCTCTATATTGAGCGCCTGCCACAGCACCTGTGCCTGTATAATCAGCAAAACCTAACTTATGAGTCCATTTCTTTTTAATGACCCAATAATCACTGTTAATAACAGAAATAATATCACGTAATGAACCAACAGGAGCAGCTACACTACTACCGGATTGAAACAACTTAGAAATATCACCAGCAACAGGTAACGTTCCTGGAGTAAGCTTAACATAACCAAGCATTAATTGAATCTCTAATGGTTCTGGAAGAGGATTAACCGTAACATCATAAACAGTTGGTCTTAACACATAATTTAGCATCACTTTACGTGTAGTAATAGAATTACCAACTCTCGAACCTTGTCCGGTTCCTAGAGGAATAGTCCAGAATGTATTTAAAGGACACATAGGGTAAGCATTTAAATCTGGACTCTCATTAACATTACCAAATGAATAACCACCGTTTATCTGTACACATTTATTTTCAATATTTCTGTGAATAACCTTATTTACGTACTTCTTGACACCAACAGAAACAGAAGACTTTTTTCGTCCAACACGGGCACGAGCTCGTCGG